GAGTTTGAAATCAAAGATGACCCCACGCTTCGCAAGCATTCTCAGATGACAAAGCTCAAAGGTAAGCAAAAAAGATTTAAGGTTGTTCGAGAGGATGGCACTCTCTCAAAGCAGACACGTGCAAAAAATGTAAACTCAGGCATCATAGGTTACTTTGATAGAACCCTACGGCATCCTTTTTGCCGCCAAACAGCGTGGACTGAAAAGAACTTTTCTCAGTTTCAAGGCGCATACCCATACATAAAGAAAATATCCGATCTGTTTAGGGAAGCGTGTCCAGAGCGTTGGGAGGCTCAAAAGGGGGAAGCGGATAAAACCAACAAAGACTTCTTAATTGGGGATACGGTTTTCACCACCGTCACGGTCAATAAAAATTTTCGGACTGCGATACATTGCGATGCGGGTGATTTTAAGGGTGGATTAGGTAATATTGCTGTGCTGCAAACTGGAAAGTTCGACGGTGGCTTCACTTGCTTGCCCAGATACCGCCTTGGCTTCGATGTAAGGAACACAGACGTCTGTTTTTTTAACGTGCATGAATGGCACGCAAATACAGAAATACGCGCCACACGGCCCTACGAGCGCGTCTCAGTGGTTTGTTATTATCGGGAGCATATGGGCAAGTGCGGAACCGCAAACGAGGAACTTGATATTATTAAAACAAGGGAAGATTTAAAGGGTTTGAACGCTTAATGATACAAATTGCGATACCAACTCTAGGCAGATTAGATCGGCAAGTCACATATAAGCAAATACCAGAAGATTATTGGAATTTTATTTGCCTCTGGGTTCAGGAACACGAGTTTGATGAAGCCAAGAAAAAGCACCCAGACGTTCAAGTTCAGTGCTTGCCACCGAAAACAAAGGGCATCGCGCTGACGCGAAAAATTATTGCTAAGCACTATGCGGGAAAGCGCCATTGGGTTCTGGATGATGATTTAAAATTTGTTAGGATGGATGCGGAGCTTAAAGCCCAGAAGATGCAGCCTAAAAACTGGCAAACCTTGTTTGAACAAATAAATAAAGTTCTAGACGGTGGGTATATTCACGGCTCCCTTTCGACCCACAACACGCCACCGAACCCTAAACCGCTCAGCTTTAACACAAGAATGTATACAAACGTGTTTTATGGTGAAAGGTTTGATCCATCAAAAATAGATTGGGGTGAGCAATACGAACTGATGCCAGAAGATTTCTATGTCAATTTGCAGCTACTTACACGCGGCTTTCAGAATGTTGTGTTTAATCACTACAGAGTGAACCCAAGCGCAACCAATGCCAAGGGTGGCTGTGAAACTTACAGAACTATTGAGCTCCACAATCGTGGGCAGGAAATCCTAGCGGAAAAGTTCCCGAAATTTGTACAGGTTTACAAGAAAGTTCAAACGAGTGGGCCTTGGGCGGGTAAGGAAAAGGCGGCGCTCAAAATAAAATGGAAACAAGCTTATTTAAGCTCCAAGACCAAAGGCTAGTATTTTTTGCTATAATCGCTATATTGAGACAGTGATTGGGAAAAACTGATAACGGTAAGCAATATGACGGAAAAAATTACAGATCAAAAACTTGAGCAGCTTAGGCTCGAATATGTTGAGGGTATTGAGGACGCCGATGGGGTCAGGTCATATCCAACGGTTGATGCACTTTGTAAGTCTCACAATGTATCGAGGGCAACGCTTTACCGTAAATCTGTAAGCCAAGACTGGCAGCAACAAAGAAACCAGTGGCAAGCTGTGTTCAATTCTGAGCGAAACAGGGTCAGGGCTGAGAAGTTTGCAAAGCAAGGCGAGAGGCTTGATAGTAAGGCTTTATTTATAGCCCAAGGTGTTTTGAGTTCCTTAGGTCGCAAGGTAAGAACAACACTTGAGGCAGAGGAAAACGAAATCCAAGAATTAATTTTATCTCTTACAGAAATGAAAGATTTAACCGAAGCGGGATTGAAAGCCCAAAAGATGGGGAAGCTGGCGCTTGGTGAGGCGGCTGAGATAACGAAAGTAACAACTGATGAACACATCCCCGCAAGCCTCTCAAGAATTATTGAAGAACTGGACGAGCTTGCCGCGTCAAAGTCACAAGGGGCTAACGTCACTATACAGTGATTGGCTTGATACGGCGCGGGACAGCCAGCTCACCCCCAAAGGAGACTGGGCAGTCTGGTTAATCTTAGCTGGACGCGGTTGGGGCAAGACAAGAACAGGAGGCACTGACGCGGCCTTATATGCGCTCAAAAACCCTAATGTGAGGGTGGCGGTAGTCGTGCCGACATTTGGTGATTTGAAGCGAGTAGCCTTTGGGGGTGAGAGTGGTATCCTTTCCTTTCTTCCGAGGGAATGCCTCTTGGCGGGAAGGGGTCAAGGTTATAACAGTAGCGCCCAAGAAATCAGGCTTTTTAATGGCTCTATAATTCAAGGTTTTTCTGCAGCGGAACCAGAGCGATTGCGTGGGCCTCAGTTTCATCGCGCTTGGTGCGACGAGATTGCAGCTTGGGTATACCCAGAAGCTTTTGACCAATTAATGTTTGGATTGCGTCTTGGTGATAATCCCCAATGTGTGATCACCACAACACCGAAGCCAAATCAAATCATCAAAAATTTGCTTAAAAGAAAGGGAACGGCTGTAACGCGGGGTTCTACATTTGAAAACCAAGAAAACCTAGCGGCGGCGGCTCTTGAGCAGCTTAAAGAAAAGTATGAGGGCACAAGGCTAGGGCGGCAAGAGTTATATGCTGAGGTTTTGGATGATATAGAGGGTGCGCTCTGGAACCACAGGATTATTGAGGAGGCTAACCTTGATGAGCAGAATGCACCTCAAATGAAAAGAATAGTTGTTGCTATTGACCCTGCGGTAACTGGAAACGAAAACAGTGACGAAACAGGCATCGTGGTTGCTGGTCGTGGTCAGGATGATAGGTTTTATATCCTTGATGATAGGTCACTCCGAGGCTCACCCGACACTTGGGCGCAAGCAGCGGTGTCTGCTTTCAATGAATGGAAGGCAGATAGAATAGTTGCGGAAGTAAACAACGGTGGCGATTTGGTTGAAAAAGTGATAAGAACTATAGACAGAAGTGTTCCCTACACCCCCGTCAGGGCGTCGAGGGGTAAGATATTAAGGGCAGAGCCTATTGCGGCGCTGTATGAGCAGGGTAAGGTTTCGCATTGTGGTGTATTTAGGGAGCTTGAAGATCAAATGACTAGCTACACTCCGCAGTCAAAGAAATCCCCCGATAGATTAGACGCTTTGGTTTGGGCGCTTACTGAGCTAAACAGGTCAACAGGGCAACCCGTTTGGAGAATAAGTTAATGGGCATCTTGGACAATATTGCGGCTGCATTTGGCAGAGGTCAAACCTTCGAGCGCAAAGAAGCGCCACAGGTTCATATAAGTGGCCCTACATACAGCGGAACAAAAAAAGATAATTTTAAAACCTTTGCTCAAGAGGGGTACAAGGAAAATGCGATTGTTTATCGTTGCGTAAACGAAATCGCTAACGGCGCGGCTTCAATCCCTTTTTGTGTTTATCAGGGGGATATAAAGCTTGAAGCCCATCCCTTGATTTCACTTCTTGCAAGGCCGAACCCTCTCCAAGCTGGCGTTGAATATTTCCAAAGCCTTTATTCATATTTGCTTTTGTCTGGTAACTCTTACGCTCTGCAATCAGATGTAAACGGCGCTCCAAGAGAGTTGCACATTTTGCGTCCCGACCGAATTGAAATTGAGCCAAGCAGCACGGCAATCCCAAAGTCGTACAAATACAAATTGGGCCAAGAAGTGGTAAAAACCTACCCCGCTGATCCAGTAACGGGAGCCGCAGAGGTAAAGCATTTTAAACTCTGGAACCCTCTTGACGATTATCAAGGTCTTTCCCCCCTAGCGGCGGCGGCTCTTTCTATTGATCAGAACAACATGGTTTCCAAGCACAACATTGCGCTGTTAGCAAATGGTGCCAGACCATCAGGGGCAATAGTTTTCAAACCCGCAGATGATGCGGGAAATAGACTTTTGCTTACAGATAGCCAGCGCGAGCAGCTACAGAGTGATTTGGCAAACCGCTTCAAGGGCGTAAACAACGCGGGTCGCCCCATGCTTCTTGAGGGTGATTTTGAGTGGAAAGAAATGGGCATGTCCCCAAAAGACATGGATTTTATGAACCAAGCAAACATGACCGCGAAAGATATTGCGCTTTGTTTCGGGGTTCCCTCTCAGTTGATTGGTATCCCAGACGCGCAAACCTATGCGAATGTTCAAGAAGCAAGACTGGCTCTTTATGAAGAAACCATTATTCCCTTGGCGCGTAGGATTGAAAGCGATTTAAACGAATGGCTGGCCCCAGCGTTTGGTGATGACATATCTATCTCATACGATATTGACGCCATCCCAGCCATGACAGAGCGGAGGCGTAGGGTTTATGAGAATGTTACTGCGGCAGTTAGAGATGGAATTATCTCACGTAATGAAGCGCGTGAAAGATTGGGCCTTGAGCCGATCACAGGAGGCGACGAAGTCTTCATCGCGGCAAACCTCTTCCCACTGGGTGGTCCAGAAGTGGCGACAGACGAAGGGCAAGACCCAGAAGAAGCAGGGAAAGAAGCCTACGGCGAAGAAGAAATAAAAAAAAAGAGTGAAGTAGCCAAGGACACTTTTACAACCAGAGCCGAAGCATCGGATCGGGCCGCAGAAATAGGTTGCGTTGGAACTCATCAGCATACAGTTGATGGAACCCTTGTATTCATGCCCTGCGATACTCATGGTGAATATGAAGAACTTTTAGGTGATAAAAGAAATTATCCTGATCGCTATGTAAGTCCAGACGATATGCGTCATCGGGAAAAGGAAAAATCCCACCATGATGAAGAAGAAGATGACAAGGCTGAAAGTGATGTTAACACAACGCCTACGGACGCTATGGCTTCAAATGCAACTCGCGGCCTTGCGCTTCGCAAGGAATATGGGCGCGGGGGAACTCAGGTTGGGGTCGCGCGGGCTAATCAGCTTAAGTCAAAAGAGAGCTTAAGCCCCAGAACGGTCCGCAGAATGCACAGTTATTTTTCTAGACACGAGGTTGACAAGCGAGCGGAAGGCTTCCGTAGGGGTGAGGCTGGATGGCCTAGCGCGGGATTGGTGGCTTGGTTGCTTTGGGGTGGTGATGCGGGCCAGTCTTGGGCTGCACGTAAGGTAAGGGAGCTAGATAAAGAGCGTGATAAGGCTGACGAGTTGGTTTCATTTATGGAAGATTTGCCGCTTGAGGAAAAAGCGCCAACCAAAATCTCAGAGGCGGTCAAAAAAGGTTTAGCTGAAAAAGTTAAAGATCATAACGACAAGCATGGCGATAAAAAGGGCAAGAGGGTCACTCAGAGGATGCTGGAGGCGGTGTTTCGTCGAGGCGTGGGGGCTTACAATACAAACCCATCTTCGGTGCGCCCTAGCGTCAATTCTGCGGACCAATGGGCATATGCGCGGGTAAATGTATTTTTGGGAGCTGTGAGAACGGGAAGGTTCAAGCGGGGGAAGTTTGACACTGATCTTTTGCCAGAAGGCCACCCGCTCAAATCCAAAGAGAAAACCTAAATGTAGTTTTCCATGAGGCCAAGCTCGACATCATCATAGATGCCTAGGGTTTTTGAAAGCGAGCCACCTTCTTTCACCATGCGAACAGCGAAAGTGATTGCGTTGTGATTGGCAAGCCAGCGGTAGCCTCGCGCCATTGCCACTTCGTGTGTAACGGCATCAAACTCTATGAGCCTATCTTCGTCCAATGATGGAACCTCTATATGAACGACAAATTTATTTTCGCCGTTAAAATGAATATCGCCTTCAAGTCGATTAAGGCGCATTTCAGCAGCTTCGGTGGAAAGTAAAAATTTAAGAGAATGTGCCATGTTACCTCCAATGGCTGTGGGGCCGAAGCCCCTGTTGATTAACGGCGACGCAGCTTGCCTTCACGGCGTAGGCGCTCCATAACGTAAGTCATGCCCTGATCGGCATAGTAGTTTTCCCGCTCGGGGTTCCATCCGCGCATCGCGTTCTGGGCTTGGCGGCAATCGCTAATGATGTAAGCCAGCGCATCGTCATCGACGGTTTTCGCGTGGGCTTCCCACTTGTTGAACTCTGCTGCAGTTGCTCCTGACATATCTCGCCTCCTCAAGCTGTCTTTCTTCCAGTTTTTAAATTGTATTCAAAACGCAAGCCACCCAAGCAGTCGCGGCAACGGATATAATCAAAGTAACCTTGGACTTTCATTGCGTTATGTACGGCTTTCCCATCTTCTGGATTGCTCACAGTATCGACCCACTGTTCTGGGCCACCGTCTTTGATCCCGAAAATTTTATAACTTCTACGTGCCATTTTATTCTCCATGTTGTTATACATTCTGTATGCTTTCTTTTTTTAGATATGTAAATACTTAATTTACAAAAAAGTTACATAATGACAAAAAAGGGGCCGAAGCCCCTCAATCTGCGATATTGTTTAGGTTCACTGCTTGAGCGGGGAAACCCTGATTGCTCTCTCTAAAAGAAAAACCGCATAATCTTTATCAAGCTCCGCGAGCTCATCTTCCCACTGGCTAATGGTCATTACATCTGTGGGGATAACCTTCATAGAAATGCAGTTTGACGAATGGGCGGCCATTATATAGGCCATGGCATCGGCTGGGCGGTTTACATCACTTACGATGTAGTCATCGCCGCCTTTAAATTTCCAGTAAGCGTTCCCGTTTGAAAACTTCCCATCGGTGTCGTGAGCGCCGTAATTTTCCAGAGTTTGAGTTTTAACAATAAAATCCATTATTTTTTCTCCATGTAGGTGTGGGGGCCGAAGCCCCCGATTGATTACTTGATCTTGATGAGCGTTCTTTGGTGAAGGCACTGGATGTTGTAGCCTCCTGCCAAGATGGTATTTATTGAAACAATATGCCCATCAATTACGAAAGTTCCCTCATATCCATCACCACAAGATACAAGTTCAAAGTCTTGGATTTCAGTGATGCCTTTTTTGTTGAGGGCTTTGATGATGCGGTTGTTGCGGTTTGCAATCAGGTTATCAATATTTTTGCGAACAACTTCTTCAATCTTGTTTGTATAAGCTAAAAGATTGTACCATGTTTTCCCGCCTGCGATTTCGAAAAGAATTTCGTAATTCATTTGGCGGGTGTTGTTCTTTTCTGCCCACATTTCTGTGATTGCAGATTTGCGTGCTTTAGCCCATTCCAGTTGGCGCTCGAACATTTGAGCGTCTAAACCTGAGAAAGCTTTTTTGATCTGATTTTCCATTTGATCTACCTAGTTTTAAAGTTGCTATACATTTTGTATGCCTGTCTTTTTGGTAAATGTAAATACTATATTTACAAAAAAATGCAGTTAGACCAAAAAAAAGTTTAATGCTATAACAGGGCATGGGGTTTCCAGTCTACATAAAAGCTGGCGCAAGCCGAGTTTCCATCGCCAAGGAGATCAGGGAGGTTAGCCGCCTTCGTCTCCAATTTGAAAAACAAATGGCAAGAAAGATGGAAAGCCTTTTTAGAACAGCAGGAAACAGAGCCGCCGCTGCGTATGAGGCTGGAACTGGCGTAGAGAACGCAAACGTAACTTTGCAAGCGGAAGTTGGTGCGGTCTTTCGGGCTTCTTACGCAGCTGTCATAGAAAAATTTGCACAAAGGGTTGTCGAAAACCGTAAGCGGGCAACCCAATTTGAAGCTTTGGTGTTTCAGTATTACGCTAAAGAAGGCGCAAATAAGGTCGTAGGGGTCACTCAAACCACGAAAAATAAAATCAGGCGGGCGATTGAAGTTGCGGACAAGGAAGCTTTGGGCGTTGGGCCGACCGCCAAGCTCATAAAAGAGTACACAGGAGGCGCTATGGGCCGAGCAAGGGCCACTACCATAGCTCGAACAGAAA